TTACCAGTTCCAAATAAGCAGTTCTTGCTGCTCTGAAGAGCGTTGTGAGCCTCCAACTGTGTATCGTATGTCTAGTGTTTTCATTTGCAACCCAGCGAACGCGTCGCGCATTTCTGGTATGTCATTAACACTGATAACCATTTTACCTTTTATTAACTTAGCAAGTTCAGCCATTAATTCATATTGCTCTAATCCAAACTCTACACCATAACCTGCGGTATTCCAGTATGGAGGGTCTAAATAGAACAAGGTTTCTGGCTTATCGTATCGTCTTACGCACTCAGCCCAGTCCAACCGCTCGATATAGGTTCTTGCCAAGCGTAGGTGAGCAACGCTGAGATCTTCCTCAATCCTTAACAAGTTCAAACCAGCGGGTCGAGACGCTGAACACCCAAAATTCTGACCTGATACTTTCCCGCCAAACGCCAGCTTTTGAAGATAGTAGAAGCGACTCGCTCGCTGAATATCAGTAAGTGTTTCAGGGTTAGTATTCTTCTGCCATAAAAACTCTTCACGGCTAATTAAAGCCCATTTAAAGTGCCTTATAAACTCTTCTAAATGGTGTTTAATCACTCGATAAAGATTGACGAGATCGCCATTCATATCGTTGACCACCTCCACCCTCGCCTCGTACTTGCTAAAGAACATTGCAGCGCCGCCGCAGAAGGGTTCAACATAAGTATGGTGCTCAGGGAATATCGGTAAAATCTGCTTAACTAATCTACGCTTACCGCCCATCCAAGGGATAATAGGTTTTGGCATGTGAGCCTCCTTTTTTAGGATTTTTTATGCTAGGCTCGGTTCGCCGTGTCGACGCGGTGAGGGAGCCTTGGTTGGCTCACAGGGTGTAATCCTGTGTGTTGACGGTCTAGCAGTGTTGGTAGCATTGCTAGACCGCTCTCTTTTATCAAATCTCTAATTCTACATACGTCAGGTCGGCGGCTTGGCCTTGGATCTGACCATCAACGATATACACTTTTCCGCTGACAACTGAGTCCCCCAAAACGGTCTGATAACTGCCATCTGCGTGCTGTACTGTTGTGGTGCCATTCGTCACGTTAATCACAGTGGCAACACTGCGCTGGGGGTTGGGGTTTAAGTTCGCTAAGCGTTGATAGATGTTGCTCATGCTGCCACCTCATTACGCAATAGCGTCACGGTCTGATTCACTGTAACCATCCCCGTTGACTCATTAACGCTGCCGCTTATGCTGAAGCTTTCACACACTGACTTAAACACCTCGGCACCTTTGCGAACCCCAATTAACATGCCTGGTCGCATGGGTGGCAAATCCGCCATGACCTTAGCGCGAATGCTGTTTTGCACCTTATTACCTGCGTTGGCTAACTCGGCCGTTGCACGCATTCTCGCGGCTTGATTATCAGTGATTAATTTATCCACTATATCAGCAGCAAAGTTGTCACCAGCGGTCCCGAAGCGTTTCACTTTCGCCGCCACGCCTTGCTGTTCACCACGCACAAACACCGCATTAGCATCGGGACGAATGTCGATACGCTCGTTAAATTCGAGGATCACTCCATCGTGCAAAATCACATCGGGAATTGCGCTTGCGGTATTCCAAGGCACGACTGGCCACTGAGGGATCACCGTTATAGTCTGAGTTTCATCGTTCACATCGAGCATGGCCCCAATGCTGTTTGCCATCATATTAATGGCTTCTGCGGGAGTTTTTGCGGCATAGCTAAAGGCGTTTGCAGGCACGGGGTAATCAGTGATCTGGCTGGCAACAGTCCACCCAGTATTGGCCACGATATCGGCCATCAAACCAATAAAGCTGCGGGCTACTACGTTCACATAATTGGTGGCCTTTCGGTTCGGGCTGGCGAGTGTGGCTAAGCGGCCTCGACCTGTCGCGCTATAACTGGTTTTGCCGAAGGCTTTGGACTCGCTAGGAGACTCACAAAGCAGGTAAAAGTCATAGCCGTTAATGCTTATTTTCAGTAGTTCATTAGCGGCACGCTCGGCATCAATACGGGATGAAAACGCTATGCTTCCGCTACTGGCCCATTGCGAGCGGGACTGGGAAATGGATACTGATTTGAGCACCACAGCAACGCCGTCACTCACACGAACACAACTGATTTGAGGCTGCATGAGGTAACTCCTTCTGATTTGCGGTTCGATGGGGATCTTAAAATCAATGGTAGGCAACGGTGGGTTGGCATCAATGAGGCCGCCGCCATCGTCCCAGTAGCATACGTTCGGTGAGGCAGTAAATCTAAGCCGTGTTGGGCTAGTTGAGTTGATCCAAGGTTCGCTAAAGCGCAGCGTGACCTTACCCACTGGCGGTACGTATTTACTGGAACATACCCAACGCGCAGCATGGGGAGCCCATGCCACAACCTTGTTATCACCTTGGCTTTGAATGTCGGTATAACTAAGTGCTATCTCAGTCGCTAGTTGTTCGCCGACATGCAATTTAATGGTAATTTGCTGGCTCTTGGCAGCGGCTTGTGACCACTGCATTTCAAGCATTATCTGCTGTAGCTCTGGCACTATCCAATTGCTTTCAGCTTGATGGCCATGGGACTGAGGTACCAACCAATTCATATCAAGTTGAAAAGGTACCAACGTATTCCACTGCCACTCAATGGCGAACGCTTCCCCAGCTAATGGTGGCGAGGCATTCCATAACATGCTGATTTGCTGCTTTAGAAGAATGCTTTCCCATGCAAAAAGTACATGAGTGTCGTGTGATTGACTACGTGTAATGAGGCTAATTTTCTGCTTAATACTTTGGCCTTGATCAAAAACTATTCCGCAAGCTATACCGATACTGCCAGCCTTAATTGGTATTTCTGGTATTTCAGGATCGGTTTCATCACCAAAGCGTAAGGTAATAGGTGACTTACTGTTATTCCAATTTTCATCAAACCTTAGAACTATGCCAGCCAAATCATCAATAAATCTCAGCTTAATGGGTGAAACTCTGGCATACCAAAGTTTGTCAAATTCCATACTATTGACTCATGTTAACAGTATTGGCATCCACTATTTCAGCCATCACACCATCTACAAACTTACAGTCATATACCAGAGAATCATCAAGTATACCGACCAATAGCCTATTAGATGTGGTGTACGAAATAGCCACTAATAATTTAACAACACTCGTTGATGATCGTATTGTGTTGTTAATAACCTCACCAGTGTTTCGGTCGATGATCATGAGACGTTCAGCATTGATATCCATGTCTACCGTAACCAGCCCTAACGGGCGTGGTACAAGAGGGGCAGCTTTGATAAATAAAATTGTATTCATCAGTACCATTCCTCAATATTTACCCACATCATATTAAAATACCCTCTCAATAATTGATATTTAGCACCGTTAAAAACCCTCTCCGTCGGCCATGTAGCATTGCCATAACCGGGCATATTTAATGCAAATAGACCGGGCAATACACCACGAAAATAAGGATTTTTACTGCTGTAAACACAGCTCAGACCATCTATATCTGTATACGATGTGCCGCTCATTCTCAAAATTGCAGGTAGTAATACAGGGTTAACTGCTTGTGACTCAAGTGTATAGTTTGAATTTGGTGACTGGACTGCTATTGTTGCAGTGTCAATATTGTATTGATTTGCTTTTGAATTACCATCTACACCATACATCCTGCCAGATGGAGAGTTGCCACCATACGCCAAAGCATGACTGTAATTAGGGGATGTTGTATCTGTTGAAAATGAACCTGCACAAATAGTGAACCTGGTTACATCATTTGCATAATTACTATCAATATCACCTACAAAATATTGAATCTCATACTCCGATGAGCTTAAATAATTAGTCGTTTTAAGCTCATACCTAGGGATGATGTACGCTCCTGCTGACGTACCTATTATCACCCACTGGCTATGATATAAGGAACTATAGTGAGTAAATTGATAGCTAGGGTGTGTAAAATTGTCCAATGCTGACATAGAAGATGCTGCTCGTAAATACAGCACTCCACCACCAGTGTTAACACCACCTGGCGACCAGTATTGTACAAAACCACCACTCCCCTCTATAGTAGAATTGCGAAATGCAATCTTGTTCGTTCCTGCATCTTCAAATGCAACAGACCAGCCTAAACCAGCCTTTGCACCGTAACCTGTAACTAAACAGGCTTTTAATACTGCGATGATTTCACTCGGGGTTGGGTTTGAACTTAACTGCGGTGCTCCCGCATCATCCCAACGATAAACAGTAACTGGTAAGCCCATTGCAATGCTCCTATGACTCGTTGCCGAAAAATGACAATACGGCTTTATCTGTAGTGATTTGACTGTGACCGACCTGCACATTACGCAGCAGCATTATCGGATTTGAAGCGGCGAACGTGGCGAACCGAATCGCCTCACCCGTTTGCCAACCTCCACCCCATGCACCTGAACGGATAATGAAATAAGGGGCATTAGTCAGTGGGTTAATGGGGGCAAAATCATTCAACGTATCGCCTATGGCAATTTGCCCAAGACGGCGGCCAACACAGCGAAATGATGTAGGCGAAAACATAATCAATACCCAATCTTCATTCACTGCAGTGGTGTTTTTGACTTCAAACGGATAGTCAACCGCATTCACGTTGCCCGTTGCTGGGTCGCCATCGAGGTCCCAATTATTGGCCCATGCAGTCATATCCCGTACTCTGCCAACACGCGCCTGCAGGTCGCCAAGGATTTGCACACTGGCTAATGTGGTACCTGCTGGATATTCACGGGCTAAGGGCTTGGCCAACACAAGGCTATTGCCTGAAAACGATGAAACTAAACCGAGTTCCATAATGGTATCGCTCAGCACAAACGGCGTGGCAAATCCGGTAAAATCACTGTTAATCGTGACCGTTCCTGCCACCTTATTTACCGTAAAATGGTCATTATTAGCGGTCCATAGGCTGGCGCCATTGGCATCGGTGATATCCACAAACTGGGCATTTTCACGAATTGTAAACACAGTGCCGACAGAGCCTGTAACTTGCTGCACTTGGGTATGAGAAAGCGCGACAGTGCCCCAGCGTCTGAACATATCGACAATGCCGTCATTGGGGATACGCAGTGGGTTTAGCCCGTAAATCTCGGCGGGGGGTAGCTGGCGCAATTGGTCGGTAATGTCATAGCGCAACGTGGTCAAATCTACCGGATTGGTAAATAACAGTTCAACCAAACCATCTACGATAGTGCCGCTAATGCCACTGCCCGTTATCACGCCTTGGTTGTCAGATGAGGCGCTGATAATGGCGTGGTCGGATATCCGTTCAACCTGCACGTAAAAGCTCTCTAACAATGGATTAGCCACACTCAAGGCAAATTTAGCCGTAGTATCGCCTGCAGCCGCTGCAGTGGTTGATTCAACTAAACCTGAATAGGTCAGTGTAAAATCACCACGGCTTACCGTTTGCTTGGTAACAACACCCGTAAAATAATCAATGGTCGCCAGCAACTCAGTGGTGTCATACAACTTACCGATACCACTATTCACATTTTCGAACACATCCTGAGGCACATAGTTACTATCGGCAAACACCGCGCGGCCTTTGATACTGCCGACCGTTAACTGCTTATTGGCTGGGAATGCATTAGCACTTGAGTAAATGCTGTATTTATACGCAGAAACATAATAGAGCGAGACAGTGGGATTATAGGCAAAGCGCACATCAGGCCGCAGCGTAACGGTCACGTTACCCGTTCCGACAGTAATCGACTGAACTAATGAATTACTCCCGCCGAAAACGCCATAAGGATCGGTAGAAACTGCAGTGATAACATCAGTATCTATCAGTAAATCCGCTGTCGTGAAGGTATAGCTATACGTCCCTTGGGCACTTGGCTGACTAATCACTTTGCGGATCACTTGGCTAACAGTGGCATCGCCGTTATCACTGCCACCCGTGATGGTATTGCCTGGCTTTGGCGCTAAGGTGGTGATCGCTGGCAGTAGTGACAATTGAGTCGCGCCCACAGCTAAACTTACCCCGCTGGCGGCTGCAGTAAGCTTAGTTACCCCGTGGAATTTCAATGGGGATGCAGTGTTAGATAATCGCAAGCGAGTGCATTTATTCTGGCCATTGATTTGCAAACCGGCTTCCGGTGTTGCAAAGGTGATCGGTGGGTCAAATACTACGGTACCCACAGCGCCATTCACTATGCTGGTGCGCGTGACTTTACAAAAATGGGTTTTGCGTGGCCATGCCACGTTTTCAATACCAGGATATTCCACGGTGATGCAGATCACTTGGCCAACCTGCAAATAAGTGGTTTTCCAATAGTCGCGGTCATTAAAGCGATAAGACGACTGCAGGTAATCTGAGGAAAACGAGTTTTGGTTTACAAGGAAGCCGGGACCACCTTCACGGATCAATTCCCCTGCAGTGACTGACGACTCAATGATCTCTTTCATATCCGTCATGCGAGATTCATCATCCAGCGCAGCAGACTCGATCATGAATACGTTTACCAATGGGTCTATGGGTGGCTCACTGATAAACACATGTGCATCAATCAAAGTGCTGGTGTCTGGCGTATCGAGCGCAGGGTAAGGTTTTACAATGTCGATACTGGATTGGGCATGGTCGATATCGGATATCGCGGGAAATAGCTCATTAAGCTGTCCAGACTGCACTACGTTCTTAGTCCGTTGGCCGCCAGCCTCATTACTTGAACCCAGTAACTCGGGTTTGAATACTTTTAAATTTAAACGGGAAATAGTCATAGCACTCTCACAATAGATAAATGGCCTTTAAACGGTGATTAACTTCAAGGTGATTGCCTCGATTTCGTCGGGGTCGGTATCGCTGTAATTGATCGCTGGCGTGCCGCTAATGGGCTGTTCGCTGTAGTCCCACATCACGGTTAGTACAGTGCCATTGATATCCAGGTTAAAGCTGGTCGCCCCCTTTGAATTGGCGTGGGCCTCAAGGGCGTTAAACACCGCTAATGCTTCTGCATCGCTGAATAACACCACAGAGCGGCCCGCTTGTTTGGCGGCGACTTCAACATGCTGCGAGCCATCGAGGGCAAACTCAGTGCTACTCACAAAGGGCGTATAACCAAAGCGGTTAAGCCAAATAAAATGCGGTAATTGAAGCGTGTCTAAGGTGATCATGAGGTGGCCTTAATCTGTTCTAGTTCGCGCAAAAACAGCTGCTTAAACTCATCCATCAAATCGGCTTTCACTACATTACCCGACGGCATTGCCAGCTCTAGCCGATAAATTTGTACGCTGCCGCCTGTGCTCTGATTGCTCACCGATGGCGAAGTGGTTTGGCTTGCACTGCTGCGAGTGGAATTCGTCGCGGTATTTGCACTGCTTGATGCACGCTCGATCGCCTGTGCGTTACGTTCTGCCGATTCGGCCTCGATTTGTTTTAGTTTGGTGGCGTAGATTTGCTGACTGAGTTGCAGGGCTTCTGCCGCACTAGCGATGGACTCTTTATCCTGAGCCGTGCGGGCAGCATCGAGCTGTGCCTTAAGCTCAACCTGTTGCTGTTCATAACGGCGCTTCTCAATAGCGGCTTGGTTATTGTTGAGCTGATCCATCTCATCTTTGAGACTGCCTAAGGTCGCGTTGATATCGTCACGCAGGCCGAGAATACGATCGCGGGTAGCATCAATGGCCGCTTGCAGTGGCTTAAGTTCTTCGTCACCTAGCTCGCGTATATTCCACTTTGCCTCGCGGCTAATTTGATTGACACGATCGAGGCTAATGCTTGAGCTTTCGAGTTCTTCAGTCCATTTACGGGTCAGTAAGGTTTCATTGATGATCTGCTTTTCGCGGATAAAGGCTTGGTTACTGAGCTGCGCCAGCACACCCCAAAAGCCGGTATTCACCCGCATATTGTTCATGATGCTATTAGTCAGCTGATCGACGCGGGCGTTGAGTTTTTCGGTGCTATCTTCGTTAAAGTTGAACTGCTTGTTTAAGTGGGCATAGGCACCTGCGAATAGGTTGACATACTCAGTGGCGCGGCCAGTGGTTTCCTCTAACTGTTCAAGTTCTTGGCGTTGCTCAATTAAGGTTTTAGTGGTCTTTTTTACCTGTTCGTCAGTCTCTTGCTCACCATCTTCCAAGCCGCCCATTAAGCGTTGCAATATTCTGAGCACTTCGACCAGGCGCTCTTTTTGTCGCAGGTATTCTTCCGCCGTTATGCCGCCGTCTTTATAGGCTTGTTCGAGCCTCAACATCTCATCAGATACAGCGGCATACTTACTTTTTATCTGTTCATAGTTAGCTGCTTCGAGCGCTTGAACCTCACTGAGCTGCTTAGTTTGGTCACTCAACTTGCCCTGTAAACTAATCAGATCTTGTTGGGCTTTTGCTTTGGCTTTACTCGATACCGTCGAGCTGTTCATCACATCACGGCATTGCTTCAGACGGGCTTCGGTGTCAGCAACCGCGCGGCTTAGCTTGACTTGCTCGGGTGACAGTTCCTTCACGCTGTCTGTATAGCCGTATTGCTTCGCAGTCAGCTCGCTCAGTTCCTTGGTTAGTCCAAGGGTAGCGGCTTGCGCTTTCAAGGTTTCTGGTACCGCTGCGCCCGTCGCTTCGGCGGCCGTTAATGCCGCTTTCGCCCAGGCTAAAAACGCATCCTTTTGTTGTTCAATCGGTTCACGGTTGTTCTTAATCAGATTAAAGGCCGCTTCGGCTTTTGTATTCACCTGCTCTAGGGCATGGCTACTGGTCAGCCCTAAGTCCTTATAGGCTTGTTCCAATGCCTCAGTGCCCTTAGCCGTGGCATCAAGATAGGTTTGCTGCTCTTCAAACTTGGCGCGCAGTATCGTGAGTAACTTAACGTGGCCTTCGTATTGCTCTCCCGCCGCCTTTAACGGCACTAAGGCGGCATCAATTTGGCGAATGAAACCGCCCATACCACCTTTAACGCCATCGAGCGTTTTAGTTTGTTCGCTTAAGGTAAAGGTCAGGCGCAGCGCTTCTTCAACCGTTAATTTAATCGGCTCAACGACTTCAACAACTGCCTGTTTAACTTCTTCCATGGCTTTAGCAGCGTTCTTCCACTTACCAGTGGCGTCGTCATAAATCAGTTTGCCTTCGTCTACCGCCTTGTTGAACTCGGCCATAGTGGTAAAGGCAACGCCCGTTTGCTCGCTGAGATCCTTAAGTGAATACTCCAACTGTTTGGCGCTTGCGGCCGCAGCGCGTTTAGACTTTGCCAGTGCTTCTTCAGCGATCAATAACTCTTGGTATACCCGAGCAACCTCGATCAACTCGCTAATCAGCGCTAAGTACAAACCCGCTTTAGCCGCTGCTGCCAAGGCGGTTTTAAGTTTGCCAGCAGCTAAGGCCGCGCCCTCACTCGCCGCAGTGGTACCCATGATCGCGCCAGTGTAAAGACGCATCACGCCGATGGCGGCATTGGCTCCGGTGATCACATCACTAAAATAGCTACCGACTTTTAACGCGAGAAATGCCTTAGCCACAAAACCAATTTCATCACGGTAGTGGTACAGCATAGCCGCGCCATCTTGCACCGCTGAGCCTATGCTCACGATCGTGTCGCTGACTTGCTGCGCCCATTCCTTTAAACGGCCATCGGCGGCCATGGCGGCAAACTCAAGATTCAACTCACTGATCTGGCCCTTAAGCCAATCAAGTGCACCGGACTGAGCCACGAGATCATAGAAGGATGAAAGGTTGTCTTTGAGGTTTGATACTTGGCCACTGAGCAAAGCCATCTGCGCCGCTGCGCTGCCATTAGCGGCTCGGCCCATTTCATCAATCAAGCCTTGGATCACATCGCGGCCAAGCTTGCCTTGCTCACTGAGTTTTTGCAGTTCGGTAGTGTTCTTGCCCGTGACCTTAGCCAGCATGTCCCATACGGGCACGCCGCGCTCAATCAACTGCAGGATCTCTTCGCCCTGTAGCTTTTGTTTTGCCCAGGCTTGGCCGAGTGCCAAGGTGATCCCCTCAACCTCTTGAAAACCGCCACCGAGTTTAAAGGCTTGATCCACAATCGCCTTCATGGTGCCGTTCATAGGATCAAGGCCAAAGGCTTTGGCCTTCACAAACGCTTGGTTAACTTCGTTCAGTTGCAGCGGCACATCGATGGCGAATTGCTTTACCCAAGCGGTCGCTTGTTTACCGGATTCAAAGCTGCCCATCACGGCATTCATTTGCACGCCAAGACGTTCAAATTGATCGCCCGTGGCAAAGACATCCTTCACCGCTTGGGCCACGCGGTCAAAGCCCAAGTAAGCCCCTGCTAAGGCTGTCACTTGGCCGATCACGCCACGCAGGGAACTGGCATGATCACGGGCGCTGGCATTGCCCTTATCTAACTGATTAGCAAATTTATCGACATTGCGGCCAGTGCCGTCAAATTCAGCACTTAACTTGCGTTGCGCTGTGGTCAGGTTGTTGTAATCAATGCCCGATTTCGACAGGGCATTTTGCAGCTTAGTGTGGCTGGATGATTGCTGCGCTAACTCGCGCTGCATTTGCTCCAGCTCTTTTTCAGCCACATCAATAGAGCGTGCCAGTTGCATAAAAGGCGCATCCGTTTGGCTGGCACGTTGCTTTAAGTCCTGCAGTGCTAAGGCGGCAGCAGTGACAGCAAGCTCTTGTTGTTCAAGCTCATTGCGTGAACGCTTAAAGGTGTTGATCAGGTCTTGCTGGTTAGCCAACTCATCGAGCTTATTGGCTAAAGTATTGGCTTTTTGGCTGGTCGATTGGCTGCTATCGCCTACGTCATCAAGCCCAGTTGCTAAGGGCTTGAGGTCATTAGTGAGCAGCTCTGTTTGGTTGCTGGTATTACGGCCGCTTTGGGCCACTTGGTCTAACTGGTCGCTTAACGGATCAAGGCTATTTTTGAGTTCATCAACTTGGTTAGCACTTGCTTGGCTGGCATCACTCACACCATCGAGTTCATCAGCGAGCGCCTGTGTCTTAGGATTCGCCGCATCCGACTCAGTGCCGATGCGCTTAAGCTCATCGACTAAAGCCGCAATGTGTTGCTTGCCCGTGGCCTCTGCCACGATCCGCAGGGCGAGTTCTAAGGTTTTATCAGCCATGGCTATCTCGTTAATACTCTCGTTAGTATCTAAATAATCGGTGTTTAAACGGCGGTTAAATGGGGATTAAAGGGCATGGCAATTGAGTACGGCCATGCCCTTGGGTTAAGCAAAACCACTTACGCATCCAGCTCTAAGTACTCGAACGGATGATCCTTACCCGCGACTAACTGGGCTTTACCCGCAAGGGTGGCGCTCACAAACTCACTGGCGGCAAAATCGATCGCAGCCGTAGGCGATAAGCTGGCGTCGAAAACATCGAGCTTAATCGGCTTGCCTGTTTCTAAGTTGGTACCTTCACCGAAGATCCGCGCACGGGTTTGGGCGTTAATGCCACCGCGAATAAGGGTGCCGCTAATGGCGTTATGTTGGCCTGTCACCGTCACCGCACCACCCGCTTCAATTGCGCCGCCTTTTACGGCGCGCACTAGCCCTAGGGCATAGTTCACCTCATAGTCAGTGCCCAGCACTAAGGTGGCAGCGTCTTTCTTCACCACAAAACCGAGGGCGGCAAAGTTACTTTCAGGTAGCTGTATCCAACGCTGATTATCAGGCAAGGTCACGGCCTCATCGGTTAAGTTGCCGCTGCCCGTGTTCAGCACTTGGGTATCACCCAACAGTGCCATGGCAATCAGTTCGGCAGGTTGATCGTCGAAGGACCATTCCACCTCAACAGGTTTTGCAATTTTCACCACGCTTAAAGCTTGGCCATAGCTGTCTTTCTTTTTACTGCCACGTACCTTTTCGTCGGCGTCGGTTTTAATGGCGAGCTTAGTGGTGTTGATGGGACCAATGATCCCCGTTGATTGCCCTTGGGCATTTAAGCGGTCAACAAAGAAGTTACCTGCGACTAATAATCCACTCATGGTGAGTTCCTCTTAGGTTGTTAAGGTTTGAATCTCAAAATCACACTTAACGCCACGGGGTAATAACCGTGGCTTTTAGTGAAACGGGGTTTAACGGGACTGTTAACGCGCACAAAGGGGCCAAGCATCTGACCATCCACCGCAATGGACTTACCCACAATCGCGTTTAACAGGCTGACTAATAGCTCACCTGCTTGGCCTTCGTGAATAGATAAACGGCAAGCCAATACCACAAGCCAAGTCTGCTTAATTTGGCTGGTGTTGCCGCCTTGTGCGGTATCCGCCAGCGTATCGCCCATATACAGCACATGGGTGGCGGGGGTGATTTGGCTGCGCTCATCCACTTCACTTAGCTCATTAGCTTGATAGACCTTTTTCAGCTTCTGGCTCGTCACTAATGGCTCAAGCAGTTGAGTCAACGCATCACCTGCAGCAAGGTAGTTATCTTTAATCTCAAACATCAGATAAACCCCTTAGACGATGCACGGCCAAACACGCTGCCTGCACTTTCGATACTAACCACTAACTCACTTTGGTTAGCGACTTCACCCGTATCAGCTAGCCCCAAACTGATATCGCCTTTGCTCACTGCGGTTAAAAATTTCACCACAGCTGTATAGCGTTTCTCGACTTGTTCAGGGGCTTTATCGCCATACAAGAAGTAACGGGCGATATCGCAGCAGTTACGCTCCAATACGGCGGGAACCGTGGTTAACGGCAAGGTGTAACGGCCCACGATATAGCCATCAATCTCGGCCGACGCATCACTCAGCGCCTGCTCAAGCAAGGCGAAATTGATTTCCCCTGGCACACTGTCTTCCCGCTCGGTAAGCAGCATTAAGTCCTGCGTGCCAAAGCGACTCAGCATGTTGTCAGGGGTGGCGTACATGGCTCTTGTGATGGCTAAGTCGGCCATGGCTACTCACCTGCTGCGTTGGTGTCAGTGCTTGTTGAATCAGCACTTGGATTAGCCGTTTCGTTTTCACCTGGCACAGTGACTTTTACTGCCTGAATCGCACTGACTAAGTCACTTTTATTCATCGAGTTAACACCCGTGATCGCCAAGTCTTTTGCCAGTTCTTTCAGCTCTTTTGCTGTCAGTTCACCCAAGGCTTTCTCTTCACCATTGGGCTCTTTCACACCAGTGAGCGTGCCTGTGGTATTGGAGCCTAAGGTCTTATCACCGTCTGGAATGTCCACACTCCCCGACGCTGGTGCCATATCACGCACGGATACCTTAAGGCGCTGGTCAGCTTCAAACGCTGCGACTTGCTCATCCGACAACTCGGCCAGCGGTATAAGGTTTTCGCCTTTGGTAAGCGCCATGCCCGCACGGCGATAGCCAGTGTGCGCAAGACAGATAACCAACAGGACTTGAATTGTCGAAATAGATTTAGCCATTTCATTGTTACCTCACTCGATGTTGGGGTGCAGGCGCATCCTTGTGCCTGCGATTCGCTACTCAAACTTAAGGGGTGAACACCTAAAGCTGTGGCACCACAAGGATCTCGAACTTGCCTTTCAGTTCGTTATCCACGGTCACGCCGCCTTCATCAATGCGCTCACGGGTCATTAACTTGAGTGCGACGTCTTCAAGAGAAGCTGGGATCACCAACAAATTGGGGCGAATCTTGAGCTTCTTACCGCCATCGCTGGTAAAAGCTTGCATGGCTTTGTAAGCGCTCCATAGGTTGGTGGCATTGAGAGTACGCTTGTTGGCGAAGGCCATTTGCCAGAAGCCAAAGCCCGCTTCACAGCGCATATCGGTACCGAACTGGAACTCGTTATTGGTCCAAACTGCAGGGTCAGTTGGATTAAACAGGGTGTTTAAATCCAGCTTGCGACGCTCTTGGAAGATGAGTGGCTTTAATGGGCGCGTGGTATCGAGCAAAAACCAAGATTCCCCCGTATAAGCGCCATCAACCACCATGTTGGCCACCGATACGTCAGCACCCGTACCATCGTGCTTCTCGTTAACGGGATGGTCAGTGTCAAAAAAGTTCTGCCCGTCATAACACAAAGTGCCAAAGCCTTCGGCTAATAGCTCGAACACCAAGTCGTCGGGAAACTCTTCACCTTCCTGTGCCAATGCTTGCACCATAGGTTTGTAAATCCCTAAAGTGTCATCTTCCACATCATCACGACTGATACCTATGGTGGTTTCAAAGGTACGGTTAGTGATTGAATAACCATGCTCTTTGATGGAGTTGATCACCCGCGCACCAATCCATTCGCGCATGGTCGGCATTGAACCTAACCAGCCGTAGGTATTGGACTTAGTATTGCTTGGCACGACTGAGGCAATTTTTAAATACAGTGGCTCAGTCTTAGCTAAAGCATTTTGAAACTCGCTACGCACCATAGTGCGCAGGGCTTGTAATACTGGGGCGTTAATAGCAGCCATTATTTGTGCTCCTGATCAGCGGCGATAGCTTTAGCAAAGTCAGCTTGTGACATGCCCCAAGAATCGGCCATTTTGATTTGGTCGGCAGTCAGTGCCGCGAGTTTGGTTTCCTTGTCCTTGATAGGATCGGGAACTGTGGTGGTTTGCTTGGCCGTTAATGCGGCAATAGCCACACGCTCACCCAAGTTGGCTGTAAGCGCCGCCATGGATTGCTGGCCTAACTTGGTTAGGTAATCACGTTCACACTCAAAGGCTTTGCCTTCGTCTATCGCCGCCTTCACGGTTTGCTCAACGGTAAGCACGCCGTTTTCAGCAGTTAGCGCCACCAGCTGCGCGCGCAGTGCAGCGACCGTGGCCGCTGGAACGTATTGGCTTAGATCAACCGAGGGCGATGTAGCACTCAGCGCGGTAAGCTGTTGCTTTAAGCCATCAACGCTATTTGCTGCTGTGGTTAGCGTATTAAGTGCAGATAGCGCCGCGACCTCTTGCTCAGCGGTTAAAGCTGTCACGTCATCTGGAATTTCAACGCCCAAGGCGGCTAAAATTTTTCTCAGTAATGGGTTCACATGGAGTTCCTCCGTGTCGGTAGATTGGATAGGTTCGTATGGATTGAGGCTTGTATTAAGAGCAGCCAGTGCAGCCAACGATGCGAGTGGCAACATGCCATCGACACCAGGGCGGTTAGTTAACGCGGCTGAGTGGATAAATTGCGGGCGGCCAGTGCTGGTGTCGTAACCGAACACTAGGCTGAAGTACTTGTATTCTTTGGCAGTGAGATAAGCGATGGCGTTATCGGTAAAGCGCGGCTTAATAAACAAGCCCTGCCCCTGTCGATATTGCACGTCATCGATGTTGAACCAACCCGCAGCGGGTGCAGGCTGGCCATTCTTCTCTTTGTTGAGGGTTTGGTGTTCGTAGTCAATAACCAGATCACCGGCTTTATGGGGGGTGTTTGCTCGCAGGGCCGCGAACGCAACGCTATCCATCAACCACTTGCCACCAGCTACATCATCAGGGCGACCATCGACGGCAGCAAAGTGGCCATCAGGCAGCGCCTGAATGTAGCCATCTTCACCGAACAGAACGCCCGTGGTGTTTGGGTTAATCGCTATGGTACTACTAAGCGCAGCAACACCAATGGCAATAGAGGTTTGGTTTTTGGACTTAGACACAGCGGCACTCTCAATAACATTGGAGTGCCCATCATGATCGAGTGAAGCTAACTAGCGGATTGGAAAGGTTTCGGGATTATTTGATACGTACAACAGGCAAAGCTCGATCAGCTCCACCTCCTGTATAACAAGAAAACATTACACGCTCTCCAGCAACCGGCTTATCACCATAAATACAGTTATTATGGTAAAAAACATTTGGCTCGTCCGGGCGTTGAATGAATCCAAAAAAACTGTTTCTTGGAGTTTCAAGCGTACCAATATAACGCTTTGCTATTGGGTAGCATAACTCACTACATTTCTGAACTATCTGGTCTGCAGTAGGCCTATTCTTGGGCTCCAAAACTAAACAACTTGATATTATTTCAATTAATTGGTTAGATAAATAATTAAATTGGGGGTTACGGGTAATAAATGCAGGAAAGTCATCATATTTTGCAGTGACAATTTTACCTACTGCTTTTAACCCTGAACCAAATGGTCTATGCCCAGAGAGTAATTCATACATCATCGCTCCTAGTGACCAAATATCTGTTTCTAACCCAACGTTTCTAGGGGTTTCAATCGCCTCTGGAGACATATATGGCAATGCACCAACTGCTGTAGCAGATGCACTAATACTATCTTCTCCACCTTCAACTGCATCCACAATTTCAGAACCAGCCATTTTAGCAATACCAAAATCTGTAATCTTAATTTCTTGCAATTGAAAGTCACCAACTACCATAATGTTAGTAGGTTTTAAATCTCTATGAACAACATCAACATGATGTGAAGCTGCAATTCCCTTAGCTAAATGGTGAAAAATTCTTGCTACTAAAAAAGGGTCTAAATAATATGTCTTATCAAGGATAGATTTTGTCAAATCCTTTCCTACAATTAGCTCTTCAATAAGATAATATTTCCCCCCCTCCTCTATATAGTCTAATGTCTTAGCAACATTAGGATGGTTGACTTTAGCAGAAACAACTGCGCTACGATGAAATCTCTTTTCCGCAGATGGATTCTTAGGTGTTTTAAGCGCAACATATCTATTTAACAAAGTATCCTTAGCTTTATAGACATACTGCATTCCTCCTTCACCTACAAATCCTTCTATACAATACCGAGTGCCAATTACATCCTGTAAATGATGTGGTCCTTTCATAGTGCAACCTCAGGGTTAGAAACATCAAATGTTATAAAGCTTCTTTCATAATATGGTCGATGAAGTCCACCTATGCCGACAACACAAGCTCCGGGGATTTCAGTATTGGATGTTACACTGTTATTGTTTAAATATACTTCCCCGAACACATTTTCTAACACAAATGAATATCCATTATAAATAAGATCAAAACTACCTACATTAGATAAGTTTAATGATACTTTACGCGAACTATTATTTAAAATATGGCTTGAACCATTAAGGACCGCAATTGCTTGATGTTTGTTATAATTTAAGACTTTCGCAATGCAATCACGTACCACTTGTATTTTAGGTCTCAAATTTGGCGTAAAATTCAAACAAGAATATAAAATCGCTTTTAATTCAGGGTAAGGATCTAATTCCTTACAATTAAAAATATCCGGTTTAATAGGTACAAGTGGTGGTAAAACAACATTTCTGAAAAGAAACAATACTGTTAATGCAAATGAATACACATCTACTGCAGATGTAAATTTTACTTCTTTTGTTGGATCATATATGTGTTGTTCTGGTGCTGCAAAAACTGGAGTTCCTTTAAATCCCATAGTCTTAGCACTTACTCCATCGTTTCGAGAAAGACCAAAATCGAATATCTTCAAAATCCCTTCAGAGTCTACTTTTATATTATTCGGTTTAATATCTCGGTGAATTACACCTGCAGCATGTATATCTGAAATACCACTAGCCATTTGCCATATTAAATAAAATAAATATTCAGAACCTTTTGAGATAAAACATGTACGTTCAGTTAAGTCTTTACCACTAACATACTCCATGACAATACCAAAAGATGACTCAGGATTTACAATATCATAAACCTGAACAACATGTTTTGACCTTAACTTTAGTAAAGCGGCTATTTCATCTTTTAATCGTGCAAGCTCCGATAAGTCCTGTATTGTTTTAATCGCAACTTTTCGATCTAAGTTATTATCAGAATAAAATAGCACATCACCGAAGCCACCGCTTGAACCATCGTTTAAGAAAGTATACCTTAATGAAATTTCATCCATATTATTATCACTCAAAATCGATCCTTAATTGAGGTTTAAGTACTACTTCATCCTCACCATCTTTTTCATCAACATTCTTTATTACAGTTTTTTTTCGGAAAATTCTTCTTTTTACTTTTCCTGTTAGTGGCTTTACCTCTTCATCTTTATCTAAAGCATTGTCATTCTCAGTGTTATTTTTAACTATTCTACGTCTGAGTTTTTTTCTAGTCGGTGCTGTGATGCCAATTAATTGTATTTCACCAAAAGAATCCCAAACTTTAATAGTACCTGTTGGGATAATTGACTTCTCATCAGGTACACTTAGAAGCCCCCATAAATCATTGATAACCATAACTGTTGAGTTATCATATCCACCGCACCACTTAGAAATATGAACAATTCTTTTGCAAAGCTCTAGCGCAGGTAATTTCTGCTGGAAAATTTGTTTGAACGTACCACTTTCAATATAGTGTGCACCATCTGAAGTTAAGACTAACTGAGTAATATCTTCAACATTTGGAAAGCTTAAGATATGGGGCTCAATTTCCGGCCCAACTCCTACAAATTGTAATAAACGATTACCAAAATGAGATTCTGCCGCCCCCTCATATTGTCCAGCTAAAGTATCATCCTTAGAATATTGTCTAATGTTCTGACCATGATTAGCATATATTCGACTATCACCAACATTTATTGCTTCAAACGCACCATCACTATCACATATAAAAGCAGATAAAGTTGCCCCACCCTCACCTTCAAACTTTAGATAGACCTCTGCATTTGCATCTTCCACAGCATTAATTAATCTAGTAGCAACAGGTAGCTGTCTATTTCTTATACAGCTACTTACGAATGATGCAACACTTATGTTTGCGCACTCAGCACCAGCAACCATACCTCCCATGCCATCACATACAACACCAATGACAAAAGATTTTGAAACAGACATTTGGACCTGAACAAAGATCGCTCTATCCTGATTTTCATTCCTTACACTGCCGATATCCGAACCAATTGCCACCGAAGAGTCAAACAGCTCTTTCACACCACTATTTCCAACCCTTCTAGATAACCATAACTGGATATGTTCTCTAATAGCATCCTGTTCCATAGAATTTTCTTTCTAGAAGCCCATAAAAAGTATCATCTAACAAATATACCGTAAGAATTAAATTTTTGATATACAAACACAAGTAAGCATATAAATATCAAGTTACAGTCAGCCTAACTCCAACGTGATTTAGTTTAAAACCCGTTTAAATCCTTGTTAAAGCGTTTAAGCGTTTTTTGGATAAGCTGTCATGCCAAGTTGAGAGTTAAAGCGCTTAAATCGCGTTTGAGAGCTTTACGCTTCGGAGCTTGTGATCTTAGAATACTGTCATTACTTTTAAACCATGGACGGCACATGACCACCCCTTCTACATCGCCTCAAGCAGGACAGCAGACTCAAACCCACGAATCCGACACATCATTTAGGTGGCTTGTCATTTTGCTAGCCATTATTGCAGTCAGTTTACTTGGTTTGTACTTTATGAATTTCAACGGGGGCTGGGGTAACCAAGGCGACTTTGGTGCCTTTGGTGACTTTCTCGGTGGCGTGCTCAACCCTATCTTAGGCTTTGCAACAGTGGGCTTACTCATCTGGTCGCTTAAGATGCAAATGAAAGAGCTGTCACTATCTAATCAGCAACTCGCTTTAACTCGACAAGAGTTGAAAGAGACTAAAGAAGAAACAGCACTGAGTCGTAAAGCAATGGAGGAACAAGTCAACCACCTGCAAAATGAAGCTAAGCTAAACGAATTAATAAGATTGATGGCGGTAGTAAAAATCAAATGTGACGACATGCTTAACTCTAAAGTAACAGAACGAGAGCTATCTTTTGGCCTACTTCACTTTAAACAAGAACGTTCTTATGGTAGATACAATCCATCCATAACAAAACGGACCTACCGAGATGTCATATACATTTATATTCCAAGTAAATTGGGCGAACTATATGACGATCTTATTCCATTGTTACAGAGACAATATAACGAGCTTAATAGTTCATGGAAGGAACTAGAAGAGTTATTGTGTCTGTATACTCGGCTAGCTTTGAGATACTACGATATTAATAAGAGCACTGAATTTGCAGCTGTGTACATGAAAGAAGCTGGAGAGATGCTAATACCATTTCATAATATTTTTCAAACAGATAAAACAACACTACTTCACAAAGTAATACGTGCAAACAGTATTTCGATGTCATCAACGTTGTATGAAGACTTAGATGATTAATATTATTAATAGAAAACTTAGCTAACTAAATATCCTCCAAAAATTCCTAACATAGATTGTTCATCCTCACGGCTTACACCTAGGTATGGGCGTGCCGGAATCCCCGCAGGGCCAGCGGGCATATCGTCGGTGCCGCCAAAATGGTGAATAGCGGCATAGATTTTATTGCTACCAATCGCCGCCCAAAAGTCACCGCTGTCGGCTGTTACGCTGGCAGCTAGCCCGCCAGCACTGGCCTGTAATATCTTACCGCCCTGGCGTTTAGGGTTGGCTTTAAGGTAGGCATCACTTAAGGATACCCAGGCTTGACCTGTTACGGGATCGGCCTCTGCTTCAAACGCAGATTCTGTGGCTGACTCTAGCACGGCAGCAATATCGTTCATGGGTTCGCTTAAGTCATCGAGCTTATTCAGCAAGCTATTAAGCACCTGCAATACTGTGCCGTTGGTAAACTGAATATCCACTTTACTCATAGTGCATCCCTACTCTTTTAACTGGCCTTCAAGCACTTGGTATTGGGCTTGCTGCAATTCAACTAGCGATAACTTAAGTACTTCCACTTGGCCATCATTAGGTGTGCGCTGTAATTGCCACTGGCTCGCGATAAGTAATTTGCTATTACTAGCTGGGTCATTGGTTGCTTGCCCTTCCATTGGATACACATAGAGCAAGGTTTGATTATCGTTATCCCATAGCACTGCCTCGGGCTTAGCCAGTAGCAGCGGTAATTGCTGTAACTGGTTAGGCGTCACCGAGGCTTGCGCTGTACTGAGTTGCCGCTCAGTTATAGCGAGCAATGCGCTAGGCTCGCGGCCTAAACGCGCCGTTACCGCAGCTTGAATTGATGGCGTCATAAACCCTAACGCCTGCTGACTTGAGCGTAGGCGCTTCTGCTGCTCTGGTTTGGCGAGTACTTCATCCGTCCACTTTGCAAACTGGGCGTTGCGCAGCGGGCTATTATTGAGTGCCTGAATAAACTGCGCGCGGGTATCGAGGGATTGAATAGTGCCAAGCTTTTTAGCGACGGCCACGTCGGTACCAAAGGCGGCTTCGCCTGGACTATAGGCCCAACCTAAATCGGGGCTCATGCTGCTGCCATCGGGCAGATCGATACGCGCATGGGGCACGGTTAACACTTCACCCGTTCCGCGCGCGACTGTCTCAGTGTCAAAGCGCTGGATATAACCTTCGCCATTTTCCACAGTGATCCCCATCGCCTTCACTTGCGCCTCGGTGAGCGCCCGAACGCGGCAACGACAGCCCCAACCATTTGGGGGATAAATGATGTCCCATATTGGATCGTCAAAGCGGAACACTTTACCCCTAAGCCGCGCATGGGCTGGCCGTGTTTGGCCGTCATCAATCGCCACATACTGCCAATAGGGGTGGGTTTTAGTTCGCGACAACATGCGCCGATAGCGCCCAGCCATATATGCGGTTTGCAGATTCTGGCGGTAGATAGTGTTTAAGCGGTAGGGACTGCCCAGCTGTACTTTTTGCTCAACACCTGGCGACACTTCAATAATCTTTTTACCCCACCATCCCAGCTTTTCAAGCTGCGGTTTAAGGTTTGCCTGAAACTGCTTAGCGGTTAACCCTTGGCTTAGGGCTGCATCCACTTCATTACGGATCGCCGTGAGCACATCCATCTGTGCCGCCTTGGCCACAGTAAAGGCTCGGGCGTGGGCGCGAGTCCACACGTCTTGCCAATCGTCACTGATGGCAAAGCCTTTGGCACGAAAATAGGCCACCGCATCGGCGGGGGCTTGGTTAATGGCAATGCTTAAATCAACGGTTTTAGGCACTCTTTGTTTAGGCATTGGCGATACCCCATAGTTCGGCCACAAACATTAACCGCGCTAAGGTTTCGGTAAGCTGCTCGGTATCCATGGCGGGATAGTCCTTTTCCAGCTGGGCGCGCAGTTGCTCCGGCTCGCTCTGCAGTTGTGCCAGTAATGGCTCTACCATCGCCATATAGGCTTCGCTCATTTGCCCTTGAGTGAGTGCATCCAAGGCTTTATCTAAGGCGGTTTGGCTCGGTTCACTCAACGGGGCACTAGACGGTTGAGCGGCTAAAGCCGCCAATGCTGTCTGGTTAGCAGCGCTGGCATTGGGGTCTTCTTGCTGGATCACCAGCACGGCTTCACCATTGGCAGGCTTAGGGATACGGGTCTTTTCATGCAGCCAGTTTTGTGGGATCTGCATGCCCATGCTGACGAACGCACGCAGCGGATACGCTAAGGCCCGTAAGTCTTCGGCTTCTGTGGTATCAAAGACTAAACGTGGATGACGACGGTGGCTTTGATAACTCTTGCAGTTAAGCGCATATAAAGGGGCCACTAAGTCGCGGGTTAAGGTTTCGGCAATCAGGGTAAGGTCAGCATCACGCAGCTCTTGGCGCACTTCGTTATGCACGTTACCGAGCGCATTAGTTGAGCTTTTACCATCGGCTTGGCTGGTCAAGGTGCCGCCTAAAATCACCTTGCTCATGGTCTTTTCAGCCCAGCTAATCATCAAATCAAAGGGATCGGCTTGACCTGTGGCGGCACTCTCAAAATCCATCACCATGCCCTTGGGCATAATGCCACCCGCGTTATGCCCAATGCTCATGACAGCATTTAACAGAGCGCGCTTTTCCTCATCGTTGGCACCCGCAGGATACTGACCAATACGCAGCGGCAAACCGTAGATCTCAAGGAACTCGGCTAAGTCGCGCACACTGTAATTTTTAAAAATGAACGGCCAGATTAACTGACGCACTAAACCACTGCGGCTGACATAGCCCGACTTGGCTGGGTGAATATGTTTGATCCAACCAAAGGGCCACAGGTCAGCGCCATTGACCGTGGCATCACGCAGGCGCAGTTCGTTGCGCCGCTCAGGGTGAGTCATAAACCAAGACGGATCGCGATACTCTGGCACTTCAATAAACCATTCACCTAGTTCTCGCGTCCAGGCTAACTCGTGCATGCTAAAGCCCTTGAGAATGGCATCGCTCATTGACTTAATCAGCGTCTTTATCCAGTTACCTTCTTCGAGCATTTCTTGCAGATATTCAGTGTCGGCCTTTTCCTGTGGCGTCGGGTTACGGGGCGGTATTAAATAGTAATCCACGCCGATCAGTGCCCGTTTGCGCTTGTCTAACTCGGCATAAAGGTGGCCGTCTTTCTCTTCGATATCTTCGGCCAGTTCACATTGAGCAATGAGATCACCTTGCTCGGCAGCCTGCAAAATATTGGCTGCACTGGCTGGCGTTAAGCCGCTACTGGGGTGCTGGCTAAAGGTACGTTGAAGGCCAATTAAACGCACATCATCGGTCTGCAGTGCTTTGGCTTCACGCTGCTTAAACGGCCGACCACTGGCGTCCAAAATACGTGATTCAGTTGTTTTTTCTTGCATTACCAGCAACCTCGCTGCGTTTGATGATCATCCTCATGGGCACTTGCTGCGGCATTCGGATTGCGGTGATCACTTCTAGGAATGGGGGTAAACTCTATGGGGGCACCGTCTAAGGTGGAGGCGTATACCATCAAGAACAGGCTGATCGCGGCATCACCATGGCGTTCTTTTTCTTGGCCTGTACGCACATCGCCAAGGCATGGCGTACCTCGACGGTTAATACTTAAGGCCCGCAGGTCAGTACTGGTGTCATCGTCCCTTGGAATAGTGATAAGCCCATCTTCAAAATGGCTTTTAAAGCGTGGCATTTGTTCGCGGTAAAAGGACTCAGATAGCATCACGCAGGCGATCACTTCACTGCCGTATTTATCCTGGGCGTATTCTGCTAAGGCTTGGCCATTACCGCGCGCATCCATCGCGCCGCCCCTCAGCCGTGGCAAGCGGTCCACAATGTAAAACAGGATCTGCTCTTGCTGGCGAAAGGGAATGTTTTTTAGCTCGACCTGTAACTTGGTTTTAATGTGGAGATCTTGGGCTATTTCACCCACATCAATCACAGTTAAGTCACCACTACGGGCAAAGTCTTCACCAAAACAATGGGGGCGCGCAGGGTCTAAGCTATCGAGAACCGGCTTTAGTTCATCCTCACACCACTTAAGGATCTCCGCCGCCCGTAAACTCTCTGGCCATTGTCCAAAAGCGTCGTCTTTTTTAAGGCGAATAACGGGGCCGCTATCTGTCACGCTGGCCATGCGGGCTTCGATTAACGCGCGGTTAAGATAGGCACCACCGCCAGACTTTGGCACGCAAAAGTATTCTTCTAATGCGTCCTCTTCGGTAGCAGTGGCTTTGAGTAATTTTGCTTTCCAGTCATCCTCGGCCGCTTGGCTCCATTCGATACCGCGCACTTGGCAAATACGCTTATACAGCCCCTCGCTACAGGCATCGTCCAAGGTGACGCGGTGAATGGAGTAATCTTTTTTACCCGCACGGGAATCATTAATCAGCTCATTGAACTGGTTATCAATGCCATTATGGGTGGAGATCAAGCGTACCTTCGCGCCCCACATGGTCAGCGCCAATGCCGCTTTTAGTACTTCGGCCAAGCGTTCGTGAAACGCGGCCTCATCAATGGTTACATTGCCTTGCATACCGCGCAGGTTCGAGGGATTACTCGATAGCGCCTGCACCTTAAAACCTGAGGCAAAGTAAATGGCAAAGGTCAGGATCTCTTTACCGTCTTGGCCTTCATCAACAAACACTTCTTCTTGGATTTCGCCTGCGGCTTTATCAAATACTTTGGCCCACATGGCCGCAGCGTCGATAAATTCCCGCGCCATCTCCTTGTTACTGCCCACATAAAAATGGTTAGTCCCCCCTTGGCCACGGGCAGCGCCTGCGGTAAGAGAAGCATCGGCAGCCTCAGCCCAAGTGAGTCCAGTTCGGCGCGACTTTTCGGCAATCTTGAGTGGCGACTCGTCGGCTATCCAGCGCTTCTGATAACCGAGCAGCACTTCTTTAGGATCAAAGATGCTGAGATAACTGGCCTCAAGCGCAGGATCAAAGACGGGTTTAATGAGGCCGCTCATCAGGCAATCCCCAGTATTTCACGCTTAAGCAAGGCAACGGCATCACTGGTTAAGCCAGCGGTTTTCGCGACCTTCTCGGCGGCATTAGCCGCTTCGGCCGCAAACGCGGTGCGGATCTCTTTCTCGCGCTTATGGCTCGCCATGGCTGCAGACTCCAAACGCTGCACCGCTAACATGGCGTCTTTAATCATGCCAACGTCGGCACCTTCGCCTGTTTCATCTTGGTTTAATAGGGCTTTAAACAGCTGCGAACGCGCCATTTCGAGAATGAGTTTAGTCACTTCACCCGTGGGCTTGTCACCCAGCTCTGCCGTCCACACTTGGGTGATCTCACGCATTTCGCGCAGGGATTTACCCACGGCCTCCATCTTGGTCGCATAGCGGTTGATGCCTGCGCGGGAAAGCTGCTGTTCTTCTGGTAGCCCTGCGGCTTTAATCAGCGCATTGATTTCATCGAGCAAATCAATCTGCTGAATCGAACCATTACGCAGCCCCGCATCGAGCTTTTTGCGGATAGGATCTGGCAGTAAATCCACTTTAGAGCGTCGGCCTCGGGTTTCACTCGCCATGGCTACTCTCCAGCCCGTGGGCGTTTAACCCCTGGCACAATCGCGCGGCCTGTAGCCACATCTTGGCCGCGACCTGTTAGCGTGGCCGTGGTCACTTTGCCCACTAACTCGGTTTTAATCAGCCCTTGCTCGTTAAGCCAAGCGAGCTGCACCAGTAAGGCATCGCGGCTAATGTCGAGGCCGTAGGCATTTAAGCCATCTTGTAAGATGGACTCATTGAGCGCGAAGGCTCCCGCCTCGGTCAGTAATCGAAGCACCACAAGGCGTTGGTGCTCATTGATAATTTGCTGCATCGCCATTATTGGCCTCCTTTAAGTTCGTTTTCGAGAAGCATGTCGGTCTTGGTTTCTAAGCGCCTAATGCCTTGTTCCATTGCGCCAAAGCGCTCACCTAAACCTGTGAGGGTTTTATCGAGCGCATGCAGTTCGTCACGGGTCGGCATGTACTCCAATTGCATTTCAGTTTCGCTAAGGCGCTTGTCGATTTCAGCCACCTTTTGGATCACTTTTTCATGCTCAATCCGTGGGGTAAATCGCGTGCTAAACCACGCCATCAGCAGTGCACAGAAAACGCTAATCACGCTGCCAATGAAGCCCCAATACTTACCGAAATATTCAAATAACGATTCGATCATAAACGCGTCCCATAGCGCTGCTTTTGGCGCTTATCTTCATCCTGTTGGCAACTAATACAGCGCAACTCGTTAAGCCGCTGTGGCTCATTTGGCTCTAAGCAATCAATACAGATACCATTGCCAGTGCTGTGTTGTTTGTGCCTGGCGGCATCCCGAACTGCATCAACACAGGCAGCTCGCTCGCGGGTTTCCATATTGCTAGCCCAATCGTTTTCGTCCATGCCTATTCCTAATATTTGGCTTATTTTGTTTGGTCTGTTTGATGGCGTTGCCGCCAATCGTGCAGGGCTTGCCAGTCGAGGTTGCATTGCCCAAGGTCAGTGAGTAGCGAGAGCATTAGCCCCGCTAGCTCTTGATTGCTGAGCGGTGGGTTGCGAAGGCACACCACTTGTTGGGTTTGCAGGCACTGCAATACCTGTAGTGGAACCTGAGTGACGTTGCACTCTCGCATCAGTACTTCGGGCGGCAACACATATTGGGTCTTGTAAATAGGCACGTAACGCACAGCGGGCGGCGTTGTCGTACACGCGCACAACATCGTTAGGCACGCTAGCCACACGCCATGTTTGTGTTTGTTCATCCTGGGCGTCCTCAAGTAACTGGGTGAGTTGATGGTTAAGATCTTGATTGCGGTTGGCTAACGCGGCCTTTTGCTGCTCAACGGTTTGCACCTGTAGGGCGAGGGTTTCGCCTTCATCTTTTAGGGCAATGCGTTCAACGTTGGCGTCTTGCAGCCATACCGCTAGCGTGTCTGCACTCTGTTTTAGGGCTGCATTGTCAGTTAACGCTTGGGTGAGCTGGCTCTTAGTGCTCTGCTGTTGGTGGTACATCAGCCCAATGGTGACTAATGCCAGTGACAAAAATAGCCACTGCACAGTGCTAATGATTTGTGAGGGATTCATTGCGCGCTCCCCTTTGATTGCAAGAGGCCCAGTTCGCTTAGGCAAATGGCTTGCTCTTCGGCGCGGCGTTTAATCAGCCCATTCAGACGCACCTTGTTACCGAATAGGTCGGTGCCATACGTCCAGCCATTACAGACGCGCTCACCCGTTTGCTTATTGGTTGAACAGGCTTGGGTTAGCTCTTTGCACGCGCCCACTCTGTCGCCCGCTAACAGCTTTTTACGCAGGGTTGAGCTGGCAAAGTTGCCGTATCCCGCCCAATGCATAAACGACAGATAGGCCGCATGCTCGCCATCAGTAAGTGCTACAGGGGCCGTGAGTTGCAGCAACTGCTTATCAGCGCGAGCGATATCCTTGGCAAAAATCTCCATGCATTGCTGCTCGGTAAAGGTTTGCCCAAGCCTCAAGTCTTTGCTCGTATGGCCACGACAGGCGGTCAGCACACCAACCGCATCGATATAGACGCTCAGGCTATTCCCTTCCCATTTATCGGTAAGCTGTGCGCCAGTGATGGCCGCCGAACTTAAGCCAGCGGCCAGTAAAATCGCCTTGAGTTTACTGTTCATTAGGCACCGCCATAGCTTGCGCTTTAGCTCGTTTACGCGCTTTTAAAATGTCCAGATGGGTGACGGCTTGCCAGCCTTGATCAAAGTAGCTTTGGCGGGTGAGGCTGTGACTGTACAAAGGCAGGATAGCAGGCCCATTGCCAGTGAGGTCAGCCGCTAACTCTGCACGAAGGCGAGCATTAAAACCGTCTTTGGCGCACTGGCGATAGACTCGGTTTTGTATCCTACTGATGTGAAAGCCAGAGGGGCGAGCATTCGCAATCGGCATACTGTTAACGCCGCTGCGACTCTGGCATTTACGAGAAGTATTGTGGGTGACAAAGGCCATAAAAAAACCGAGACAGTGAACATAGGTTCATTGTCTCGGCTTAAGGGTTTGGAGCGGATTGGAAAGGTTTCGGGATTAGCATGCAAGAAATTATGCTGATAACATTCAGCACCATAATTACTAAGGAATAAAAAAGTATGGATTCAACGGATAAAACGCTTAGGAATTTTCACACTAAGATAGATGCTGATGTCGGTTTAAAATCAAAACGCCGCGCATTAATTGTAACGTCTATAGTCTTGATAATAATTAGCTGGACGGGAGCGACTCTAAAAGAGATTACTGGATTAGTTGCTAAAATTGAACTCACCAATACCGTTGCAATCAAATATTTGATAATGCTATCAATAGTTTACCTAATGTTTCGATATTTTGCTTATGCGAGAACATATCACCAGCAGTTACGCTCATTTTGGGTTAAACGATTTATGCAAGATAAAAGAGTTTTTCGCTACTATGTTGATCAAAACAATCTTCATGATGAGGATATTGATGGTTTACTCGGTAAGGCTCTAGATGTATGGGTTGGTGACGAACCAAGTGTACGATCCCTTGGGTACGAAAATCACGGATTCCCTTTTTTCGGAAGGAAAATAACCTATATAACAAGAGAGGGTTATAGCAGTGGGCATCCTGATGACCCCGATACTAGATATGAAGAGGTTGACTTTGTAAATGAAATCATTCTCAACAAATTTACAGACAAATGGAAGATCGAAGACTTAATAAAACTCTTATCAATTGAATACGGATATGTGTTCAAAAGTTACACTCACTATAGAGAGTACTTTGATTTAATGGGACCTTATTTTTTTGGAATTTTAGCGCTGTTATCGCCTATTGTTGCACCCAGGGCAACCGCATGAGTGTTTAAAATTCGTCCAGCTGCAACCCTGCTAATAGAACCGATTCTAAATATTCAGGTTTCATCCAAGCTCTTTTCTGTTTCGCTGGAATGCTTCCCTTAGA